ACAGGTTAGGAGATTTAATGCCAATATACGATAAAGGCGATTCAGTGCGTGTGACAGCAAGTTTCACTACTGATAGCGTTCTCGCTGACCCTACAGATAACGCTAATGATGTGACTGTTACTTGGCGTAAACCTTCAGGTGGCACAGATGCTACTCCTACGGCTACAAAAAGCTCAACAGGTGTATATTATGTCGATTTTACTCTTGAAGAAATTGGTATTCATTCAGTTCGTTTTCAAGGAACAGAAGGGGTTATAGCTTCTGAAGTTGTCGAATTAGAAGTCGGAGCTTCAGTATTTGATTAATACATATGGAAAAAATTAATCCCCAAGATATTGTCCAAAATGTTAGTAAAGAACGTGGTCAAAAGAATCGAGAGATTTTTTTAGAAGCATTAGCTGAACATGGAACTATAAGTAAAGCATGTTCTATCGCAGGTGTTACCCGTTCTGCATATGACAAATGGCGGCAACGTATTCCAGATTTTTCTGAACGTGCAGACTCAGCTAGACAATCAGCACACACAAGTGAAAAAGTTTCACACGATGGAAACTTTCAAAGTTTTCGTGAAGAATACTTTGGTCATCAGTCTCCTTGGTTCCATCTGAAAGCTATAGAAGCATACGAGAACACACCACCCGGAAACATTACACTGATTCTATGGCCACCTGAACACGGCAAAACAACTCTTGCAGAAGATTACTTTTGTTACAAACTTGCAACAAACCCTGAGTTTCGTATCACAGTAGGTTCAGAGGGACAGGATATGGCTAGAAAAATTCTTGGTCGTATCCGTAGCCGAATGGAACCGCATGGGCCTTTCCCTAAATATGTAGCGAAATATGGTCCTTTTGTTCCACAGAATGCGTCTGGTCGTAAAACTGCTCAAGCGTGGGGTGCTGATTATTTCAATGTGTTTAAGAAACAAACACATGATGAGCGTGATTATTCTATGGTTTCTTTAGGCTGGAGATCGAAGATTGCTGGTACACGTACCGACCATTTACATATTGATGACATTCAATCTCGTGTTTCGTTGAATCTAACAGAACAGATGTTCGAGATTTTCCGACAGGACTGGTTAACCCGTCCGGGTGAGAATGGTCGTACAAGTATTAACGGTACTCGTGTTGGTGAAGATGACTTTTACCAACGGATAATGGAACAGATAGATGACGACATTCTACGAGTAATTAGATTCCCTGCGATTGTTGCAAATGAAAAGGGAGAACCTGAACCGTTATGGCCTGAGATGTTTCCTATGGAAGCGTTAGACAGGATTCGTCGTAAGGTTGGTGAAGAGGCATGGTCACGTAACTATATGCAGGAACCTTCCAGTTCTTTAGAAGCTACGTTCACAGAAGAATCTATAAAGAAATGTTTGAATCCTTTACGTTCTACTTTGCATAATCCACCTGATAATTCGAGTATTTATATTGGTTTGGATCCTGCTCTTGGTTCTAATAACTGTGTCATCGCCGCTACACCACATGAAGGTAAGTTAAAGATTTTATTTGTAAGAGAAGATGTTGGGCTTACTCGTAATGAACAGATACTTGGTATTGTTGAAGATGCTGTTTTACGTTGTATGAAAAATGGAAGCACAGTTTCGGATGTAATCATAGAAGCAATGGTATTTCAAAAAGGTTTATCTCGTGATGAACGACTTATAGAAATGACTGAACGGTACGGGTTTCGTGTACGAGAGCATTTAACTGGTGTTAATAAATATGATGAGACTATAGGTGTTCCTTCTATGGCGTTATCATTTATGCGTGAAGAAATAGAAATCCCTTACGCAGATGATCCTCCCACTAGGCATCAAGCAGATCAGTTAATTCGTCAACTAAAATCATGGCGACCATTAAAACGTGGTACTCAACTTAGACAGGATCAAGTTATGGCTCTTTGGTTTATATGGATTTTATGGAGACAAAGAAAACAATCATTTAGCCTTGACTCTTCACAATTCTCGTTTAAGGCACTACCTTGGAGTAGAACTAAAAAACCGACAAAGGTGCTTTAATGGCGTATACATTTGATGAAATAGTTGGCATTATACGCCAACGAGAAAATGCACAGACCCCTGTGCTTAAAAAAATGGTCGAAGTTAAAGAGCGGTATAACGGCGACTATGTAATTCCTTTGCCGACCTTAGACGAAGAACCAGTATTACCGCCACTGACTCCTGCTTTAATTTCAGAAAATATTGACGCAATCGCTCAAAGAGCCGCGTCTGTATCTCCTTTTATTGGATGCCCTGCTTTAGATGGGTTTAAAGAAAGAGGAGTTCGTTCACGCGAATATGGTGATATTAGACGGAGAGCGTTAAAAGCTACTTGGTCAGATCAGAATATGAAATTAAAACTGCGTAGGGCATACCGGCATCTTGCAGGGTATGCGACTACTTGTCTAGTTGTTACACCAGATTTTCAAAAAGGCGCACCGAAGATTGAAGTTCGTGACCCGTTAGGTGTATACCCTGAACCTAAAGCATACGAAGATTATTCGTTGCCAAGAAACTGTGGATTCATTTACGGTAAATCAGGTGACTGGTTACGCGCACATTACCCTGCCGCTAGGCAAGAGAATGGTGGACCAGTAGGTAGCGATGAAATCGCTGTTCAAGAATTATGGGATGTGTGTGAATGGATAGACGATCAGCATATTGTTATTGGAATAATGGGGCAAAGATATCAGCAAGTTAATAGATATCAGCAACCTGCTCACAGTGCGTCGATGGAACTGTCACGCGCACCTAACAAAGCAGGGATGCCTTGTGTGATTATTCCGGGTCGTGTTTCTTTAGATAAGATCGCGTCGTCGGTTTCTAACGTAGTTGGCATGGTTGACTTGATGGCTAAACTCATGGCTCTTGAAATTATTGCTCAAGAAAAAGCTATCTTCCCAGATCGTTACATCATTGGTCGTTCAGGACAAGTACCTATGATCGTTGGTGGCGAATGGAAAGATGGTCGTGAAGGTGAAGTGAATGTTCTTTTAGATGCAGAATCTATAGGTGAACTTCGATCATCACCAGATCAAACTACAAATATTGCTATTGATCGTTTGGAAAGAAACGCCAGAGTTTCAACTGGTACTGTCCCACAAATAGGAGGTGAGTCTTATGGCGCTCTTAGGACTGGTCGCGGTATTGACGCTCTCATGGGTGCTTCTTTGGATCCGCGCGTCCAAGAAGTACAAGAGATTATGGAAACGCATCTCCGGTATTTGAACGAATCAATCTTTGCTTGTTACGAAGGATACTGGGGTAGCAAACAATATTCGATGTACACAGGGCAAAGTGGAGACACAAGCCACGTTGAGTTCACACCGAACATTCATTTTGAATCCAGACAGAACACTGTGTCTTACTCGATTCCGGGTGCAGATACACAAGGAACCACTATTCAACTTGGGCAGTTGCTTGGCATGAAAGGAATAAGTTTGCATACGTTCCGTAGCAAACATCCGTTCATTGACGATCCTGAAGCTGAAGGTAGACGTATAGACGAAGAAGCATTAGAGGAAGCTGTTATGGCTTCTTTAAGCCAGCAGGCTTTAGCTGGTGCTTTGCCTGTTGTGTATCTTGCTAAAGTAGAAAAGCATCGTAAAAAAGGATTAGATATTTTTGGTGCTATCGAAGAAGCAGATCAAGAGATACGTGAAGAACAAGCGGCGGCGGCTCCCCCACCAGAAGAAGGACAAGTAATGGCTCCTGAACAGGCGATGGGTCTAGCCGGAGGCCCACAAGGTGTACCCGCGCAAGGAGCGCCAGCAGGTCAACGACCTCCTCCTCCTGAGCAGATGCAACAAATGGCTAGAGCGTTGAGAGGCTAGAATGCCTAGAAACTATAAACAAGAACCGCCACCAGTTTCCGATTCTGGTATTAACGAACTTGGATTTGGTGGTGTGCAAGCCGCTCAACAAGCGGAAGGGTCTTTGGCTTCTAATGCACAAATGGATACTGCTACAACTGGTGGTAATGTCACTATGGCTCCGCAACAAGGGGATGTTGATTCTGTTGTAGCACAGTTGCAAAATTTCGTTCCTCAGTCTCAGGGCATGATAGCGGATGACGACCAACCAAATTTGCCTTTAACAGATGGGTTGCCTATAGGTGCAGGTGCAGGTCCACCTTCACAGTTAGTTCATAAGCCACATATCATTGATCGTGTTGCCAGTGAAACTGGCAATATGAATTTGAAAAGAATGGCTAATAGGATGACGCGAACTCAGAGACTATGAGTATTCGTTGGGAAGAAGTAGAAGTATTTGATGCTACTGATTTAGACCAGAATGGGATGCCGGGTCAGCGTAGTTATAATTCTAGTGCTGGTACTTCTGTTCAGGCTATTGCAGATGCTCAACTTATAGACGGGCGTTTAGTTGCGGCTAATTCTATTGGACAGTTTTCTAGATTAACTGAAGTTGATCCTGATATGGGTCAGATACTTTTTGATTATGCCGCTGACTTAACATTATCGAATGAAGATTTCTTTACACAAATTTTAGATTTACATGAGATTAATGGTATATCTCAATATGTTAAAGATTTTACAAGTATTGATAATGCCAACATGGAGAAAATGAGATGGGTTCAAACCCCTCAAGATCTTAAAGATTTCATGTTAGCTGGAGGTTATCGAACAAGAGATTTACGTGATTTAGAAAAAGGCAAAAATAAAAGTTTTATGGAAAAAGCTTTTTCTTTGTCATTTATACCTGATAGTTGGGGATTTGGTAAAGATATAGCAGAAGTTGTAGGTGCCGTGGGTGGTGCTGTGGGTACACCTATTCGTTGGACTGGCCGATCTTTATGGGGATCTTTAGAAGCGTCGCAAGATTTTCTTGGCCATAATATGCGTACTTACATGCTTGCTCAAGAAGATACAAAAATTTGGGATCCCACATGGTTGAACCCTGCTAAATATTTTGGTAAAGGTGGTTTCCGTGACAGAGCCAAAGAAGCGGCGAGTACATGGACTGCTGAAGATATAGACAAAATAAACGATACTTTTGCTGACGAGAAACGACGGTGGTTAGCTACAGAAACTCTCGGATACGGCGATTCAACAGGACGTTTAAGCGATCTTATTGATGAACAATTTGAAGAAGAAGGAATAGTTGCAGATCAATATAGTCCTGAATGGGGTGAACGATACTTCGAGTTGTACGACTTGATGAACACACAAGAATGGGCTGAACTTTACAATGAGATAGGGGCAGGAGCTTACGCAGGTGCCGCTCCCGGCTCTATGGAAAGTTTTATTTTAAGAGATTACAACAGTATGCAACAATTCGGTTTTATGAAAATGAAACCCGGAAGTGCGCCTGCACAAATGTTGCAAACAACTGTAGGTATGACTTACAGAGTTTTTTATGATCCTGTGAACATAGCGTTTATGGGTGTAGGCACTGTTGGTCAGGCTGGTGTTATTGCTGGTAAAGCGATGTTGACTCAAACAGATGATATGGTCAGATTGCTTCGTATGGCTAATGCTACTGATAATGCCGACGATGTATTGAGACTAAAAGATACATGGCGTGTAGGTGATGATGGAATATTCACAGCAGAACAACTGGGTCTTGAAGTCGGAGAAACTGTAAAGGTTAAAGATCTTGTACGTGCAGTAAGACAGCAAGCTGAAAAAACTCAATACGGTGATGCTATTGTTAATGCCGCTAAAGGAACTAACAGACCAACAACCGCACAGGTTGCTACAGCGTTAAAGTACGGCAGGTTTAGTTACTTGGCGACTCCTCAATCTATTCGCGATGTTATGTTTTTGCGGAAGATTAAACAAATCAACGGTACTTTAGGGTGGTTGTCTAAATCTTATAAGCAACATTTTTATTTGAAGACTTCTATTGAAGCGATAATGAAACTCTCTGGAGATGGGAAAAGCTTCAATTACAGTGTTACTGAAGGTGTAACGAAACTTAAACGGGTTGACTATCACCAAGCTAGACAAATGGTTTTGGATCGGATTGAAGCATTAGAGGGCGCTGGAGTTCGTGCTGAATATGAAACTGCGTGGCGTAATTTATATAATACAAATGCTGGCATTAGAAGACTTTTGCCTTCTATGACAAAATGGCAGATAGAACGGTTAGAAGCAGGGTTAGAAGGATTCGGCGAATTTGATGACATGCTTGATTTCTTACAACAAAACCTTACTGAAGTTTTAGCGCACACAAATCAGCTTTCTCCTAGAGGATTCAGATTCCCTACAGTTTCAGCTAGACAAAGATTTCAAGGCCGCGAAAAAACTCGTGTTATGGACGCATCTGATAAAGGCAGGAACTTCACTCCAGAACAGATGGACAACATGCTCGGTCATGGTGTTACACAAATGAGACGAAGAATAGATGACACAGCAGAAGAACTAGCTCGTTCCATTGAACAAAACTTCGAGCCGTCCCCTGCATCTTTAGTAGACGACGGTGTTATAACACCATTAGATAACATTTTGGCACGATTAAATGATGAACAACGGGCGATGCTAAAGGAAGTATTCTCTGATCCTGATAGCAGAACTGTTCAGATGATAAGAGAAATTGTTCGGACTAGAGGTGTAACCCCAGTACCTCTTGGCGAAGAAGCAAAAGTTCGGATGATAGACCAGATTCTTAGACGTAACTATAAAACAAATATTAAGTTCGCTGAAGGTGTAAATGCTGATAAAAGATTAAAACTCTTATCAAACTTTATTGACGAACTAATGGAAACAACTGTTACCAAACTCAAAAAAGAATATGAGATTAATGACATTTACGGTCTGTCTACTAGACCAGATGGGTTAGGGAGACTAAGTAGATACGGGCGCGCAAGTCGAGAATTTGTTACTAACCCATTACGAGCGTTTGGTATTCTTTTAAGAAACGCAAGGTACGCGCCTAAAGGTGGACCTATAGCATTAGATACAGTCGGCGGGTTTGAGAACATGATGCGCTACTTTGACATGGGGTACTTAGCTCATTTACCTGATGAAGTCATCGAAGCATACCAAATAAAATATTTGTATGGAACTCCGGGTGAACGGTTAAATATTGCTACAGAGTTTGTATCTGACTTTTTGTCTAACAGCGGACTATTAAGTATAAGTGATCCATCTATTGAACGAATGTATTTACAGTGGGTTAAACGCATGGAACACACATACGGGGTGTCAGGTGCAGATGCTATCAACGTAATGGAAGATACGAACAGAGCTGTGTTTAAAAGCGAGATGGCTAATATGATGCTTCTCCCAGACATTCATCAAATGATGAAAGCGTCACGGCATTTAGGTTGGTGGAGAAGAATAGGATTTTCGCCTCCTGCGTCTGTTATTAATTCTATGGTTGGTACTTATTGGAAACCTGCCGTGTTGATAAGGATGGGGTTCATTCCTAAGACTGCTGGCGAAGAAGCGTTTTCTTTTATTTTACGTAATGGTGTTTCAGATTATTTAGCGGCAAAGCTTGGGCCAAGAGGCGCATCTTTATATAAAGCATATGATCCTCGTACTGGTAAAAGAATATGGTATGACGGTAAGAACCTTCAACAATTAGAGCGCTACCGACGAGCTAGCGTTATTAAACCTATTTTATGGTATTTAAGATCTTTTGGCCCTAAAGAAAATAAGTTAAGGAAAATTGCTTCACAACAATTAGCTCAAGAACACGGTCAAGCTTGGCTTGCTTTTTCTGAAGTACAACAACAAGATCTTATTTATAAAAGATTAAGCATGATTTTAAATAATGCTTCGGATATCCCAGTTGCAGGCAAAGCACACACATTTAATAAATGGTATGTTTATAACGTCAACATGTTTGATGAATGGGCTAGGCAACAGCATCGTTGGTATTGGGAGAGAATCGGTGAAAAATTTCATGGTCGGAGCAGATCGTACAATCCTGTAAGACCATCTACACCAAATGTTACAAATCCTAAAAGAACTACAGGAAAATTTACTGATAGAGTTACAGATCCTGAGACTGGTATACAATACGATTTACCACCAGAACAATGGGTTAAAGCTAAACAAAGAACAGACCGTCTAGCTGAAAAAGTAGCAACAAATCTTGTTGGCCCTGAACACGTTGAGTACTTAGTTAAAGCCGCGCGTATATGGCATCTTCATCCAACAGCGCGTAATGCTAGTGCGAATGTTATGGCTAGTACCGTATCAAAAGGATATACAGGTGAGACTACGGCTGAACAATTAGCAAGAGAAGGTATCGACTATATTGATGGCTTTTCACCAGATCATGTTCATTTGTCGTTAGGTTATGATAGACACATTTTTGAAACAATGCCTAATCCAGCACAAGTTGGTTTAGCGGATACATCACCGATGCTAGGTGCAGATTTCCCAAGAGCTACTTACATTCTTGGGTGGCGAATAGCAGATGATCCTGCGGCTTTTGAAGCGGCAAAAGTTCTTTTAAATGCTAACCCTAAAGTCGCTGGCGATAATGCGCGTAACACGATTAGAACAATTTTAGGAACGGATGCAGTTGCTAAAGATCCTGCACAGTTTTATCAAATGTTTGTACGCGAACTTGATTACATGCCGTTTGATCTTAAAGGTATTTTAAGACAAGCACATAGACGATCACCTAATGGTCACGCATGGGACAATGCTTCACCTTTAGTAGCGCCGCATAACGCACAAGAAGCAAAACTTTTATCTAAAGAAGAACGTATGCGTAAAGCAATGTCGGAAAGAGATTACGCTGAAGCACGTAGAGTAGGTGCTGAAGTTCCGGCAGGACATGAATGGAATTGGTTAGATGATTTATCTGATGAAGAGTTCGCAGTATACGAAAGAATCAATTACATTTTTTCACAAGCAACAGACTGGGATCCTAGTGTTGTAGAAAGAATCCAATTAGGTGAAGCGTTAAGTTACGAAGAGCTTTTCACAATGCCGTCAGAAGGTGCATTAGCGCAAATGTTTAGTGACGATATGTTAGCTAAACCGTTAGATCAATGGATTGATGTTTACAAAACATTAGCAAGAGATCGTACATTAACTGCCCGTGAAGCTAATGCTATTAATCTTTCTCATTGGACAATGTTCCCTCAAACATCACGATACGGGGTGCATAGATATATACCAGTTAAACCTTTAGCTGGATTAGATAAATCCGCTCCGTTACCCGGAATAGGATCAAACACTAAATGGGTTCCTGCCGCTGAAGGTACTGCTGATGGTGCGTTAGATTCGATACGTACTGGCAATACTTATATTCATACAGGCGACACTCTTGTACCAGAGTTGCCTGTACCTCGGTTGGATATTTTCAGAAATGATTTGGATGGGCAAAATATTTTAAACGGTTTGCTTGTTGGTAATAAAGAACAGCGTTTAATGCTTTACAACATACAAGATATGGATATGCATATCTTGACAACAATGGGTGATGATCCTGCTTTATTGAGAGCGCATATGGGAGAAGCATCGTATTCAAAACTTATTCAACCAATGTACTCTTCACAAATTGATGAGTCTGCGAGGATGTCTAGTGCAGTTGAAGGTGGCAGGCCAGCAGATCACACATCTCTTTATGTGCCGATTGTAAGAACAGAAATAGTTGAATCGTTTGTATCTACGTTACAAGATCCTGATATTTCTATAGAATTTGCAGAATTTTTAGCTAACAAATTGCGAAGCATCCCTAACCAAAGAAGAGCCTTAACTACTTCTCTTCCTATAGGAGAATTAAATAATCCTGAATACGCTAAGTTGTTTGCTGATGAAATAGTAGATTTACTGAATCCTCTTAATGATCCTATTAGTACAGGGTTAGGCCCAGAAATTTATTCGACTGTAGCTGACGATGCTTTAGAGATGATGTCACTTGTAGATGACACAAACGGTGTGTACTTCCCAACGATGATTATGTTAAATGATCCTGATACAGCGCGTGTTGTATCTGAAGCAATCACTGAGTTTGCTTCTGTTAAACAAATGGGTAAAACAGGTATTACTTTTACCGACACTCCAGCTTTAAGTTTTGCGAGAGTTGATGTTCATTCAAATGCTTTCACTGGCAAAACAAAAATGAATCTCCCTAAAGAAAATAGTGTTTTAGGTATCCCTGATGGTACAGAAATACAAGTTACAGATGATGTTGTGGCAGAGATACAAGGTTTTAATCGAGATATTAAACCTAATTACAGACACGATCCTTACGCTCCTAATAACCATCCGTTGTACCGTTCACCAGATATAGGTGTGTATGGTACTTCTCATAGAGCAGATTCGATTTGGCCTGCAAGCCCGTGGGAAGGAGAAGGATTCGCTTCACGCCCTGTGTTTGGTACAAGCGACATGGCTAGTCTTGAGTTGCATCCAGTTGTAAATGGTTCTGATGAATTTATAGAGATCAGTATTCTTAGCGGTCCTAACAAGGGTGCGCGCAAAACAATAAGTCAAGAAGAGTACATGATTTATATTGAGGATTGGCCGAAAGTTCGTGCTATGACATCAGACGATTTCACAGCAGAAATTTTATACCCTCACGATCTTGACCCTACTGGTAAAGCGTATGGCATGTCTAAAATGGGTATGAATAGTTTGCGAAGAGGCGCATCTGCTACTGATCCTATTCCTATTTTCATAAATTTTGACGCTATTCTTGGGTGGGCTAACAGAAGAATAGTTACACAGGGTGCAGATTCATATAGTTCTATAGCTATACAAGCATTACACGAAATGGGGATTGACCCGAATATGATGTTTGCATATTTGAGCAGTCCAAACACAAAGATTATTGCAGGAGAACTTTCTTTTGCTGACGAGTTTTTAGAACTTGCTAACAAATGGTTGAAAAATCTTTACGGAGATGAAGTTGATCTTCTTACTACAACTTCTCGTTTAGAGGATTCACTAGCTGAAGCGGCATTTATTTGGGAACATGAGATTGCTCATGCCAGATTAAACCATGTAAGAAAAGAAAGACGAGTCAATCCTGTTGCAGAATTAACAGTGACAGGTGTTAAAGAACAAATGGCTAACAGTATGGCTCTTAAAAAAATGGGAATCCCCGACGAAGCTCTTTCAACTAATCCAGAAGAAATCATGTACATGATCCCTGACGACCACCAATGGGTTGAAACAGGACGGTTCTTAGGTACCGGAGGTACACAAGACCAGTTGATACGCAAAGGAGCAAACGCGAAAACAGACGGCGTATGGGATTATGCTACAAAACCATTACGTGCAAAAGGGATAGACACTACATCAATAGGTGATGTTTCATGGCCGCTACTAGACAATATTTTGGATCCTGATATAGCAAGATTTAATATGACTGCACGATTAGATGATATGCCTTGGGAAGCACACGGACCTCAAGCTGTGATTTCGTCGCAAGGAGCGTTCCAAAATATAGTTAATACCTTCTTTGAAGGTATAGCTTCACCGTTAATGAACGCTCTTATTAGAGAACCATTGTGGTTAGAAAACTTTGCTCTTGCGTTAAGAGAAACAGAATTTATACGAAGAACATTTCAGCATTCACCAACTGCGTTCACAAACCTTAAAAGCGCTAAGGGTCTTGTAGGACGAATGATACGTGTTGACGATATAGGTCAAGTCCGGTCAGATGATTTAGAAGAAATAATTACTCATGGCATGATGAATCCTGAGCAGATGCCTGATGTTGTTCATATAGGAATGCATGACATGGTAGCTACAGGAACTATCACAGCGCCAACAGAACCTAACTATATGAAAAAACTTGTTGTTGGTATTATCAACAGGGATCGCAGTGAAGTAGCTAAATATTTAGAACCAGCGATAGAACAAAAAGTTCTTAACAGATTTAATCCTACTTCTTTAGGTAAACAAAATGCAGATGAGTTCATGCTTGTTGTTGATGACTTTATGGATTGGGCATGGCATGAATCACATGTAATAAACGAACAAATAAAAGTAGCATCATCTAACGCTGTTGGTAAAACAATCCCTTGGATAGACGATCATACACTCCGTCCAATGTTCCAAGAACTTGTAGGGAATGTAATACCATTCTGGTTCGCCCACGAACAATTCCTTAGAAGAATGGCACGAGGGTTAATAGCAAACCCTCAAATGTACAGAAACTTAGAAGCTGGAATAACTGTAGGCGGAAATGTTGGTTTCATCAGGGAAGACAGCTTCGGCGAGAAACGCCTGTATATGCCAGTGTTACCTACGGTAGCAAATCTTGTCCACGGAGGGTGGGATGGCGTATCAGATTTAGCTGGCAAATTGACGGTACCTCAAGTAGAAGCCGCAATGTTATGGGCAGGAGATTCGATACTGCAACCGTGGGAACAACCTATTGGTTGGCCTATGAAAAGCATGTTACCCGGATGGGACGCAAGCAAAGTTCATCAGCCCGGAGCGGGTCCGATAATTACAATTCCTCTTGTTGGTATATCTCAAATGCTTCCTGAGTTCGCACCTTTATTTGCTGATCTAACATACTTCAGGTATAGCGGTTCTACAGCAGTAGATGAGAACTCTGCGTTGGCGAGTATGCTTAATTCATTAGTCGGCATTGGTTTTATTAAACATGTGATACCTGCTGGTATGACAAATATAGGCATGACTGAAAGTCCTTTCGGTATGAAAGACGCAGGTGAAGCGTTAACTGCTGGTGCTGTTCTTATGAATATGTTAGGTGAGTTACCTGACGAAGAATCTTACTACCTTGACAAAGCAGAGTACCAAGAAGGTATCAGACAACACGCTAGAAACATTTTAAACATGCGCGCATTTACTTGGTTTTGGGGGCCGGGTGCCGCACAAATGGAACCGTTGATAGGTGATGAACCATTAAGGTTCAGTCGAGAGTTTCAAGACATGTTGGATGTTGCTTCACGTACAGGTGCGATGGGGTGGGAAGAACTTTATGTAGAATTGTTTGAAAGGTATGTCAATGACGCTAAAGCAGAACACGGAGAAGACTGGAGATTACATGCACCTCCACACAGATTCCAGTTGTTTGTTACCGGCAAGCAAACTACGACTGCCACCGGAGCGCCTCTCCCTCCGACTGAACCTGCGTTGGAATACATTAATGATAATGAGCAATTTATTACTGATTATAAGTTCGGTGCCTCTTATCTTGTTCCTGCTAGTTGGACAGAAGATGAAGAATATTCAGCGTTATCTGCACAAAGAATGGTCGCGTTGGATCTTAGGCACAGAATCGAATGGGATGATCTAGTAGAAAGCTGGTATTTGGGTGCAGATAATCAGGAATACCATTTGCGTACTGGTGAGATGGACAGAATCATTTTAGATAATGATTATAAGATCAAACGTAAAGGTATTTACAGAGGTACAAGTTGGTCGAGTCAGGAAATTAAAAACTTTCAAGAGATTATTAAACGAGTTAAAGCAGAAAAAGAGGCTTTTGTTGAGAGTTTCACTAATCTTCACCCTATTTTTGCTTATGGTAAGTCAAATCCTTCTACTGCTGAAGGTAAAAGAGCTAGAACTATTGACGACTTTAAAGTAATCTTACAAGTATATGACGAAGCACCTGAACTAATACCTGAATCTGAAAATAGAGATGACATACTAGAGTTCGCAAGAGTTCTAGTTAGCTTATCGGAAACTATGGATGATTTAAAAAACAGGCAAGGTGGGACAGACTTAAGAAAACAAGCTAGAAGAAAAGCGGTGAATGAAATGGAGAGAATGAGAAGAGGGAAACCTTGGTTAAATTCTTTATATTACACTGTTGGTCGTCCTCTCATTGGGGAAGATGAGTTTCTTAAAATTGAATTTGATCCTTACTATGGAGTAGCTGATGGTATTAACTGACCAAGATTGGGAAGACGCTTATCAACCTATACATCCTTCTAGGAAAGACAGAAATGTTTTAAAAACTGGTAGAGAAGCATGGGAGATTTTAAAGAATTTTATTTTAGGTCAGCGTTTCGTTTTTTCAGATAATATTTCTATAAGCGCTATTATCCAAAACCCTGATATATACAATCAATATGCATCGCAGGTGGAAGGCGGTGCGTTAATAAGTGGTCTTGATACTGCAATAGGTAGTGGAGCTTTTGAAGATGGGATATTGACATTAGTGCGTGACGGTGAAGACGATATTGATTTACAGTTGACGTTTTTAGAAGGTGATGATTTAGGCATAGGTGCAGTCGGTGACGTTGATGATCTTTTAACAGGATTACATTTTGGAATGCAAAACATTGAAGCATTTTGGAATGGTTTAGATCAAGGTGAGCGTGATCGTATGCGTGCTTCTTTATGGTATTCAGGTTTCTATGGTACCGAGAACATGCCTTCTTTTGGGCAAGCTTCAGATATAAGAGATAACGGAGCTTTAGTTAATTTAGCTGACAAAATGTTACAAGCAGGTGGCACAGAAGATCCTCTTAGTATTTTCACTAAAAGTGAAAAAGAACATACTGATGAACTTGCTTCTAAATATAAAGATTCTAAAAGTACTGCGATGCGAGGACTTATCTCTGGGTTATATGAAACAGACCCTTACTCTGGATTAACTGAAGCTGATCGCATGACATCAGATTTGTTGGATGTTTACGAACAAGAAACAGGGTTACGGTTAGGTGAAGAACAACTCAAAAATGCTTTCGACAAGATGATTGATGCTCGTATAGGCACAGAAATCTCAGCGGAGAATCGTTACGGTGCGGATGTGATGCAAACAACAGATCTTTTTCTCGGTCACTATTTTAACAATGGATATTACACCCCTCAATGGCAACAAGTAATGGGGCGTGAACGATTAGATAGCGATACGTTTGTTGATAATGCTGTAAAGATGGGGCTTACCACACGGCAAGAAGCCCGTCAGCTTCGCAACAAATACGAAAAGAATTTTACAATGTCTCCCAATAAGAGAGATTTTGATTCAGAAGACATGCAAAGGTATCTTGCTTTAGAACAACAAGTCATCCGAGAAAGTTTCGCTGGGATATTTCAAGCTACTGGTGGTGATTTATTAACATCAAGTTATCTCTTTAACGAAGGTATAGGTAACAGTTTCTTCACAAAACAAAACATGGGGTATGAAGATATTCAAGGAATGATCGACAGCACTAACGCTCATCTTGCATCAGGATCAGATGTTGTGAGTATGTCACCAAGTGATATAGGTAACACACCAGAAGACATAGCTAGACGAGCATTGATAGGCGCGAATGTTAATTTGGATACTGGGCATAAAGCCGCTGGAGCCGCTAAAGCATTAGCGCAAGGAATGGTTCAAGGCTGGGGGATAAACAGTCCTTATGATTACAGGTCGGTGACTTAATGAGTTTTGAAGATTACGTAGACGAAGATTTATACCAACCATCTCAAGCAGAGCTTGGTGACACACGCCCAATAATACAAAGCACTAGCAGAGATGAGAAAGAGTTCTTAACTAATCTTATGGCAGGCGCGTTAATAGCTGGTCATAAAGAAGCTAAATCAATTCCGGGTATACGCCCAACTAAAGAGGTAACCGTTTCAGATGATGAGATCATTGAACAAGCTGACGTATGGTTGCGTCAAGTAGGTTTGACTTACGATAGTTTGACTTCTTTAATGACTCAATCTGACGCACAAGACGGTCACGATTGGGCGTGGGAACTGACACGTAAACCTGAAGCGCAATGGAATGCAGGTAGTATTTTAAAAACTGCTAACCCGTTTAACACAGCTATGGATGTTATTACAGGCAAGCCGGGTGCTACTCAGGAATCCATTAAACAGCATGGGGTTAACCCTTATTCTGATAGCACTGATTATATGGGCGGTGCGCTTACTGGTTTAGACGCGTTGGATATCGCTAGTCTTTGGCCTATGTATAAGGGGCCGATGTGGGTGATGAAAAATCTTATGGCGCGTATGGCTCCACGTAGAACTGTGGCGCGTCGTGGTAGCGATGATTTGTCTCGTGTACTCACGCATAAGTATTTAAGACCGAGAGGTATGCACTCTGGTATAGGTTCCGCGGATAGTAATACATTCCCACCGTATGACAGAACAAGCAGACGTCATCCTCAACAAATAGAAGCTGAAATAGACCAACTCCCAGTTGGCTACCAACAACATGATGCGCCAGATTGGTACCGCTACGATGGACAGACTAAACCTGAAGAAAGAGTAGGTGCTGAAAGAGATCATTATTTAAACATGATGGATGAAGCAGAATATAACGATTATGTGGCTTACCAAGAAGGAAAGTTTGAAGATAGTTATGATTGGCGGCAAGGCCCAGAATCAGTAGATGAAAAGCAAGCGGTATCAGATTTAGGAGATGAGTTGTATGAACAATTTAATCCTGCTAATCAGTTCCCTAATCCAAATCGAATGATGGACCGACGAAAAGAAGTGTTAGAAAATACTCAACAGTATAAACCTACAGTCGATGAATTCGGCAATGAAATAGACATACCTAGAGGTCCTTATCCAATGGATTATGGTTATCAGATCGACAATCCTTGGATTAATTTTACGGATGAAGTCGCTACGAATCGAGTTTGGAGCAAAGGTGATGTTCGAGGGTACCGACCTACTGGCGAGTACGTTAATGGTGTCGGTTTTATAACACGCGACCAATACGGAAATGTTGGACCTCCTTATCCTTGGACGCGACCTTTACCAGAACAAATAGACATAAACAATCTTCAAGCCACAGTGTTTGATGTACTCGACGAATTTAATGTTCAATACAACCAAGGTGCGCTCGGTCAAGTAATAGAAGAAGGCGGTGTTGAAGGGCTTGTAGAATCTCTTCTTAAACAACCTCATATCGAAATGATGTTTCCGGGTAAGTTACGAGACATTCTTAAATTAAGCGATAAAGAATACTCACCGTTTATTAAATGGTTAGCCGCCGCGAGTCTTATAGCCGCACCTTTAGGTGTAAGAGATGTAGCTAGTAACAAGGCTGGCCCTAACCAAGAAGATAAGTCCGGTACTGTTTTTGAAGGACTCGACGAGTCTTCGATGCTTCAAACAATGATGGAAGACGCAGGTAAACAAGGTCATAGAATGTCGATTCTTATGGGTCGTACTAGCAAAGAAATGTTAGATCCTGTATGGGAGGCTTTAGTTTCTGCTTACGGTGAGGATTTCGCTAAAGAAGTTATGGATTATCCTAGTGAAACTAATCCTCTTGTAACAGGTAATGCAATTATACTTTCTTATCCTACTGAAGAAGCTGAAGCGTGGGTTGCAAGGAATGGCCCTCAGTATGGATTCTTTCAGAATAATGAACGCCCGTCAGAAGTTACATTCGGCAAGAGAAGAACATCGCAATCTGGTAATTTTGGTGATGTGTTAAGTACTGTTTTGAATGACCAGCAACCTATGATGCAGGAACCTGTTGAGTTCCAAGATTCTTTTGAGGTTCTGCAAAATAGAGGGCAGTTGTCTAGTTCAGAGAGAGCTATTTGGGCTAATCAATTCTTACAAGGGATAGATGCACCTATTACAGCAGATAATTTAGACACGGTTGTTAGTTGGATTCATAATGAGAATGGTTCTAGTTTTAATCCTATTAATACTACGTGGGGTAAATCACATGATGAGTGGCCTGTTATTAACGAAGATGGTGTGAAAGCGTATCCTGATTGGAACACAGGGCTTCGCGCTTCTGTGGCAACTATACAAGAATCACAATATTCTGAGATGTTGGACGCGTTAAAACGAGGCACTACTTCTCAAGAGTTTGGTGGATTGCTTATACCTACTCCGTGGGGTACTAACCATTTCCATAATCATCCTGATACTTACGATTACGTGGAGTTATTCAATGAGTGAAAATAGAAATACAGTAAGTCAACAACAAGAACTCGACGCGTTCATGGCAAACTACCCTGAGTACGCTTGGATGTGGGAAGACCCTGAACTTAAAGCTGTTATAGAAAAATATTTAATTGAAGTTACGCATTACGGTGATGATCCAGAAGCAAAAGTAGGTTTGTTACAACGTCTTCTTTTGGAAACAGATTTTTATAAAACGTATTCAGCTACAAATCAAAAGTATTTAAGCGACGGTAGTGATCCAAAGCATGAAGCTACGTTCAGACAAAACATGATGGACAGATACTATGACGTTATCCGTATGGCTCAACAAAAAGGTATTGTAATAACTCAAGAGAATGCATCGAACTTAGCTCACATGTCTTACCGTCACGGTTGGGACGGTGAGGAAATGGAAAAGCAAGTCGGTCACGTTCTCACTAATTATGAAAAACAAAAGTATTACGATAACGAGGCAAAAAGCTGGACATATGATTGGGATACTAAAGTTTTTGTTGGAGAAGTTGGCGACTGGATGGACTACGGGCGTGATCGTGCGGCTAAACAACTGATAGAAGTAGACCAAGATGTACTGTACAACTACGCTTTAATGGCAGTAGATGGTGTTAAAAGCAAATCTGATATTGACAGATGGATAGACAATCTAACTAAAGGCGCTTGGGGTTCTTACTCTACGCAGATAGATACGTGGCTTGAAGACACAGGTGGCGAGTACACAATTACTGATTACTTAGCTGGTGCTAAATCAGCTATAGCTAATACGTTAGAGATAGAAGAACGTGACATTAGTTGGAGTGATCCTAAATATTCACAAGTTGTTTTTCATAAAGATGAAGAAGGTAACCACAAGTTCATGGATAAGTATGAGGCTCAGGAATGGGCGCAACGTTCAGGTGGTGGTTGGGAAAAGACTATGAACTATAGAAAACAAATGGCTTCTAAAGCTAATGTTATACAGAAAGCATTCACAGGGAGACAGTTGTAATGTCAGAAGTAGACGATTTTCTAGCTCATTTAGCACTATTAAACGCGCAAGGCGGGCAAGAAGCAGTAATAGCTTTTGGTGTAGAAACAGGAATTGTTTCTCCTGATGCCGCCGCTCAAATGCGTGGGACTGTAACTGCTGGAGAATCAGTAGGTTTAGGCGATTACGAAGACCCAATGGCGCATCCTGTATACACATGGGATGAAACAGGCGCGCCTACAGGTGGACCTCAAATAGTTCTTAGACCGGATACAGGAACAACAGGTGGAGCGCCCCCTATAGCGGGAGAGCCTCTACCTACAGGTCCGGGTGGTCAACCTACTGACATTGATCCTTGGGTGCCTCCACTTGGCATGGAAGGTGAACAACCAAAATTAGCAGATGAACCTCCTTACGAAGTAGTAGGTCCAGAAATGGACGATGATCGTCCCCCTGTTTTTGCTGACGTAGCTGACGATGAAACTGTACGTAAGCCGGGAGAACCTGACGAACATTTTGTAGGTATGGGTGACCCTGCAAGAGAAACCGATATCGGTTATTACGAACCAAGCATGGAGCTTTCTAACATGTTGACATCATGGGGGTTCCCTGAACCTGTGAGACTTGATGGGAACATTGTTATTAATGATCCAGCTATGGGTAATGTCACGAACAGGATGATGGGTCTTATCGAGCAGTGGATGCGTGACCCGAAGATAGGCGAGGATGAATTAGAAATGCTTATCATCCAGTCTGAACCGTACTTGGATAGATTTCCCGGTATACGAATTGCAATGCAAAATAATGTTCAGACTCCTACAGCCTCAGAGTATCTAGCTTACGAACGGTATGTAACAAATGTTTTCGCTGATAACGGTCTTATAGCTGACACAACTATGGTCGGTCAACTTATAGGTAAAGGCATTTCTATTACACAAGTTCAGCAACGCATGGACGCGGCTGTTGATGATGTGCTTATGATGCCTGAAGAAGTAAAGAGTATGTTCCGTACTTGGACTGGTACTACTGATGATGCGGCTGTTCTTTCATGGATGTTGAATCCTGAACAGTCGATACGTGAGATTGAACGTGCAACTGCTGAAGCAAAGTTTGGTGGGTTTACTATGATGAGTGAAGATGTGTTACCTGAAGAGCTTCTACCTACTTACACAGAGAGTCAACAGACTTTGTATAGTCGGGGGCATAGAGAGCCTAATTATTCTAATTTACAAGATTTAGCAAAAGAACTAAGTCATCTAAATTTATCTAGACAACAAGTCACTCAAGGGTGGGGTCAGATTAAAGACATGGAACATCTGTTCGCTGAAACAATGCGCGAAGATAAAGATTTCTCTGCTCTTAAAGAAGGTGTAGACGTAGCCTTTGGTGCTGGTGCGGCAGGATCAGCGGCGTTAGCTAGAAGGATTCGTCAACGTGTCGCCACTAATCAAGGTGGCGGTGGAGCGTCGGTAGGGCGTAGTGTTACTGGGTTCGGTAGCGCAAACAGATAGGAGAATAAATGCCCAAATATGCAACTAGCTCTTCCAAAGGGAAGGCTAAGAAAGTACCATACAAGAAGGTAAAGAAAGGTAAACGTAAATAATGTTTAACAAAGACGTACTAGAAAGAGTGGTTGCCACATTCGCGCAATCGTTCCTTGCTGTGTTCACCATTGGTGACATGGGAAGCATGAAAGCGGCTGGAATTGCAGGAGGTACTGCTGTTCTGAGCCTTGTTAAGAGTGTTGTTGCCAAGCAGTTTGGTGATGGATCGGCTTCAGCCGCCAGCTAATGACTGACGTTACCGACCTTAAACAAGTCAAAGTATCTAGGATAACCCTCGGACTTATCATGTCTGTGGCTATCACCAGTGGAGTCGTCGTATGGAATGCGGCTAGTATTGCTGGCAGGATAGATGATTTGGAAAAACAGGTGCAGGTAATTGAAGGAAACACTGGGACAGACAGTACAGTTTTGGCAAAACTTGATGAAATATCTCAAGGGGTCATGGAAAATGCTGGCGGTCTTGATGATTTGCGGAGCGCTAGGGTCGATGACCTTAGCCGTTTTACTCCTTCTCATATTACAAGCGCTATGGCAGGTGATTTAGAAGCAATCAAAGGTGATGTTGATGAGATGAAAGAGATCATTGCTTCTATGGCTTGGGTTCCTTCAGAATTTAGTTCGATCTGGGATCGTATCTATCTAGCTGAAGAAGCCATCCAAAGTAAGACATGGGGTAAAGACTTCTACGAAGAAAATGAATAAGACCGTTAAGTTAATCACAGCTATAACAGCCTTGTTGGTTGCTATAGGTACATTAATAGGGACAATCACTGTTACTTTAGGGAAGAGTGACCCTAGTCCTTATCAGGGTGGTATGACCATAGTTTTAAATAGTCCGGAAGCCTATGCCGAATTTCTTTCTAACCATCCGGGTTAATGAAAGTTTGGATTGACCAAGACTTATGCACAGGTGATGGACTCTGTGTAGAGATATGCCCTAGTCTTTTTGACATGCATGACGATGGTCTAGCATATGTTAAAGAAGCAGAATGGAAATCTTTATATGGGTCAGATAAATCTCGTACAGATAAAAGCACTCCTGTCTTACAAATGGCTGATGGAACTGCGACAGTCCCAGACGAACTCGCGGAAACGGCGATTGAAGCGGCAGAAGAATGCCCCGGAGAATGCATATTCCTTGAAATAGACTGAGATTAGGTTATAATAATCGTAGGCCGTCTGTGAGCTAAGTATTGGCCGGACGCGAGCTTATCCATTGGGATTTACCCACGCCCCTAATGAGTATGTAGTGGAGGTTGAACCAGCTAGTGACGACTGGGGAGACAAATTTAGTCACACACCGCATAGTTCCTCCGACTATGTGCGACAGTAAAGGAGTGATAGTTATGGTAGATGAAACTGGTGGAATAAAAGAACTTCGAGATGCGGCAGATCGTGGTAAAGAAGCAATAGCTGAACGCGATCAGTTGAAACGAGAAGTAGCTTTTATGAAAGCAGGTGTTGATACTGATTCAAAAGCAGGGCAACTTTTGTTTAAGGCTTACGATGGCGAACTGGATACAGAAGCTATACAAGCTGAATGGCAGGAACTAGCTCCTACCCCTGTTCCCGTTGTAGAACCGGAACCGGCGCAGGAAACTGTTACTGAGACTGATACGCAAGTATCAGAACAGAGGCAGGCTTTAGCTGAAGATAATGTTCCAGTAGAGGCAACTACTCAAAGTCCTTATGAACAAGGGTTTCAAGAGTTTCAGAAATCGTATGATTCGGGCAGGTCGAAGGAAGATTCGGCGGCAAGATTTGTACACACTGTGCTTGAGGCCGCTGGTCAAGGCGACGAACGAGTTGTATCTGACATCTAATGCCTACATATGTTTATGAATGTAAGGAGTGCTATTTCCTTTGGGAGTTAGTACAAGGCATGAAGGACGAACCTGTAAGGGTTTGCTCTGAATGTGGCAAGGAATCTGCTAAACGGATTCTTCAGTCACCAGCTTTAACGGCTGATGCTACTCCGAACAGGACACGAAATAAGGTTCCTCCTCGTAGACCAAATAATAATTGGGAA